TAACGCCCAATTCGATGTTTCCATCCTCTCTTGGCGGTATAACGTCCGACCCGCTTTTATCTTTGATTCCTTGTCAATGGCGCGTGCTCTACGCGGCGTGGAAGTTGGCAATTCCCTCGCGAAACTTGCAAGCGATTTTGGTCTTCCCCCCAAAGGGCGAGCCGTATATTCTACGGATGGACTGGCCGTCCTTGAGCCTGAGACAGAACGAGAACTTGCTGAGTATTGCAAGCACGACGTATATCTCTGCGAGCAAATATTCAAGCGACTCGTTAAGGGCTACCCTGCAAAGGAACTACGACTCATCGACATGACGATGAAGATGTACACAAACCCGATGCTTGAGCTTGATGAGGATATGCTGTTCAACGCGCTGCATGAGGAGCGTGAGGCACGCGAGGAACTACTTGAGCGGCTGCAGATATCTGACGCGGACCTAGCCAGCAATGATCGCTTCGCGGAACTCCTGCGCAAGGTGGGTATGGAGCCGCCGACCAAGAAGAAGAAACCCACGGTCAGAACGCCCGAGCCTGTCGGAGATAACTACGCGTTCGCCAAGACCGACGCCATGTTCCAAGCAATGCTCAACGGATTTAACGAAGATGTGCGCCAGCTATGCGAGGCGCGGCTCAAGGTCAAGTCCACATCCGAGCGCACACGGGCGCAGCGGTTCCTAGACATTGCAGGGCGCGGCACACTACCTGTCCCACTGAGCTATTACGGTGCAGCCACGGGCCGGTGGACGGCCAGCAAGGGGAGCGCCATCAACATGCAGAACCTCAAGCGGGGGAGCTTCCTGCGCAAGGCCATCATGGCCCCTGAGAAGCACGTGTGCGTGGTGGGTGACCTGTCTCAGATCGAGCCCCGGGTGCTGGCATGGCTGGCTGACTACGACGACATGCTGCACATCTTCAATGCCGGCGGGGATCCGTATGCACAGTTCGGTGCACAGATGTTTAACATCCCTGACTTGAGCAAAGAGAGCCATCCGGATTTGCGGCAGTCGGCCAAGTCTGCTTTGCTAGGCGCAGGTTACGGTCTTGGATGGGCATCGTTCGCAGCGCAGCTTCTGGTGGGCTTCCTCGGGGCTCCGCCGCAGCGCTACGACAAGGGCTTCGCCAAGAAGCTGGGGGTGACAGGTGACTACATCGAGCGCTTCCTTGAGTGGGACGACAACGTGGTCAAGATGAACGAGATCCCGCACACCTGTACGACACAGGAGTTGCTGATCCACTGCGTGGCAGCTAAGAAAATCATCGACATCTACCGTGCCACGGCACACGCTGTTGTGGGGTTCTGGGAACTGTGCTCCAGCCTGATCCAGCGTTCGTTGGCGGACGGTGAGGAGTACCGGCACAAGTGTCTTATTTTCAGGAAAGAAGAAATAGTTCTTCCCAGCGGCATGAGTTTGCTGTATCCTAACCTTCGTCAGCAGAAAGACAAAGATGGTAGGAGCCAGTGGGTATACGGGCCAGACGCTACCAAGATCTATGCCGGCAAGATCACGAACAATGTTACGCAGGGAACAGCACGTGTGGTGATGACTGATGGGATGCTCAGGGTTGCCAAACGCTACCCTGTGGTGGGAACAGTGCATGACGAGTTGATCGCCATTGCACCGGAGAAGGAAGCGCAAGAGGCGCACAAGTGGGTGCTTGAGCAGATGACGCTCGAGCCGAGTTACATGCCGGGGATTCCTCTGGCGGCTGACGGTGGCTTTCACCGTAGGTATGGACTAGCAAAGAGATAGGGAACATCATGAACGCAATTCCAACGGCAGTTAAGGTAGGCAAGCAGCCCTACCAAGTACAGTACAAACAACGAACGCCCAAGACCATGTACGGCAGCATCTACTATGACCGCAAGATCATTGAGGTGTTCAAGAACGATGACGCAGCGCGGGAACGTAACACGTTCTGGCACGAGTTGACACACGCCATCCTGCACGAGATGGGCCACGAGCTTAGCCGCAACGAGAAGTTTGTCACTGAGTTTGCTGACAAGCTCAGCGGGGCTGTAGACAGCGCAAGGTTCGACTCGCATGTCTGAGCACCAAGTCAAGTGGAGCCATAGCTCCCTCAAAGATTTCGAAGGCTGTGCTCGGCGCTACCATGAAGTGAAGGTGCTCAAGAAGTACCCCTTCCAAGAGACCGATGCCACACGCTACGGCGTGCAAGTCCACGAAGCCATCGAGCACTACATCAAGGACGACAAGCCAATCCCACCACAGTACGCGCAGTTCCAGCCGGTGGTGGACGCAATGATGCAGAAGACTGGGCGGGTGCTGGCTGAGTATGAGATGGCGCTGACCAAGGACTTGAGGGTGTGCAAGTGGGACGCCCCTGACGCATGGGTCCGCGGCATTGCCGACATCTTGGTTGTGGACGACGACAATCTGACCGCATGGGTGGGGGACTGGAAGACTGGGGGCAACCGCTACCCGGATCGAGACCAGTTGGTGTTGATGTCTATCATGACCTTCGCACACTTCCCACACATACGCAAAGTCAACAGCGCTTTGCTATTCATTGTCAAGAACGACATGGTCAAGATGCAGATGCAGCGGGATCAAGCCGACGCTGCATGGTGGAAGTACCGTGAGCGTATCGCACGGCTGGAAGCATCGTTTGCAAACAACGTATGGAACCCAACACAGACACCGCTATGTGGGTGGTGTCAGGTGACCGGGTGTGAATTTAACCCCAAGCATTAGGAGAAAGTTATGACCCAAGTCGATGGCAAGCGTGACTACAAGCACGCATACAAACTGCAGAAAAAAACCGGCGAGACGCAAGACCAACTCGAGCGCCAGAAGGCTCGGGGTATCTATGACAAGAATGGTGTGCCCCGCGATGGCAAAGACATTGACCACATCAAGCCCCTGCGTGCAGGCGGCAAGACGATCCCCGGCAACCTGCGCTTGCGCGGGAAGAAGGCCAACCAAGCGGACAACGGCCACTGATGGAAATCCTAGACAATAAGGCGGTGCTGATACGCACACGCAACCCGGGCAAGTACACAGTCATACCCAAGAGCCGCGTCATTGAGGATCATGGCAACGGCGGCTACACAGTGGCGGTGTACTGGGGGCTTGATGAGATGCGGGTGCTCAAGAACCTCGGAGTCAAGAACACCCCCTCACCTATCTCCCGCAAGTACGACTGGCCCGGGCGCTACATCCCGATGGCGCATCAGATTGAGACCGCTTCATTCCTGACGCTGCACCGCAGGGCGTTCTGTTTCAACGAGCCGGGGACAGGCAAGACACTCAGCGCTCTGTGGGCGGCGGACTATCTGATGAACCGTGGTGAGGTGCGCAGGGTCTTGATCCTGTGCCCGCTGTCGATCATGCATGCAGCATGGGTAGGCGACATCAACAACAGCGTGATGCATCGCAGCGCGGTGGTGGCCCATCACAGCAGCGCTATGCGTCGCGTCGAGCTTGTTCAAGGTGACTACGAGTTGGTGATCGCCAACTATGAGGGGCTCAACCTGATTGCCGACGAGGTCAACAATGATGGCCGGTTTGATCTGGTCATCGTCGACGAGTGCTTCGTGGCAGGCACGTTGGTGGCTACCCCACAAGGCAGACGTCCCATAGAACAACTGCAAGCCGGAGATAAGGTCTTGACATCTGACAGAGTAACGCGTATAAACAGACTTGTACGCAATACCACTAAACAACTCGTCGAGGTCAAACTTGGAAACGGAAAAACAATTCGATGCACTCCAGAGCACCCATTCTTTACTGACGCCGGTTGGGTATGTGCCAAAAATCTTGCGGGAAGACGGCTTATATCTGGTGTTGAGTTGTCCAGTCTGCGGGCAGGAATATCGCCGCGAGCGTTCCCGGGTGCAGTGGGGTATGGCGAACAACCGACCCCTTGGGTTGACTTGCTCAAAGTCTTGCGCACGGAGGAAGTGGCACTTAGCAAACCCCAACAAGAGCTACTTCTGCAACATGCCGCACGAACAACGGGGCAAGCCTCTCAAACCGAAGTCGGACGAACACAAAGCCAAGCTGTCGGCAGCGGCGAAAGCCAAGGGGCACAAGCCGCGGGTACGGGGCGGGAACGGAACCGGGATGACTCCCACAGAGCAATTGATTTTAGGGGCCTTGCCTGCGGGGTGGGTATGGAACTTCCCAGTAGCGTTGGGAAAGAGGCAGCAAGGCTTTCCTACGAACTACAAGCTCGACTTTGCGTGGCCGCACCTCAAGGTGGGGTTGGAAGTGGATGGAAACAGCCACACGGCAACAGTGCGCCAGATGCAAGACCGGAAGAAGGAAGCCAAACTGGCGGAGCTTGGGTGGTCAGTGTTTCGTATATCGAATGCCCAGACGGAGAAGCTGTATTCAACCTTGAAATTGAGGGAACACCTAACTACTTTGTTGGCGACCATTGGTTAGTGCATAACTGCAACGCATACAAGAACCCCAGCACACAGCGGTGGAAGTCTCTGGCTAAGATCATTCACCCGCACACATACCTGTGGATGATGACTGGTACGCCGGCTTCACAGACACCTGTGGATGCGTATGGTCTTGCCAAGCTGGTCAATCCGTCTGGTGTGCCTAAGTTTGCTACCGCGTGGCGCGACAAGGTGATGAACAAGATCACCGCGTTCAAGTGGGCTCCCAAGCCCGAGGCCAAGAATCTGGTGCACGAGGTGCTGCAGCCTGCCATACGCTTCACCAAAGAGCAATGCCTTGATCTGCCGCCGGTGGTGACCGTGACAAGGGATGTGCCGATGTCGCCACAGCAGGCCAAGTACTACAAGCTACTCAAAGAACAGATGTTGTTCCAGACAGCAGGCGAGACGATCTCGGCGGTCAATGCGGGTGTCGCCGTCAGCAAGCTGCTTCAGATATCGGCAGGCGCTGCGTACACGGACGACAAAGAAACCGTAGAGTTCGACGCCTCTCCGCGTATGAAAGTGCTCATGGAGATCCTCGAGGAGACTGACCGAAAGGTCATCATCTTTGCAATGTTCCGCTCCAGCATCGCCACGATCACCGCCCACTTGACCAAGCACCATATCCCCAACGCACAGATCCACGGAGATGTGAACGCTACCAAGCGCGGGCACATCATCAACGACTTCCAGAACACGGATGCGGTGCGTGTTCTTGTCATGCAGCCTCAAGCCACTGCACACGGTATCACGCTGACTGCGGCGGACACAGTTATTTTTTATGGGCCGTTGATGAGCGTTGAGATGTATTTGCAGTGCATCGCACGGGCTGACCGCAAGGGGCAAAACTCTGATAAAGTGACCGTCGTGCACATACAGAGCAGCCCCATTGAGGTGCGGATGTTCAAGGCAATGGCGGGCAAGGTGGGTGAGCATGCGCTGCTGGTCGGGCTGTTCAACCAAGAGATAAAAAATAATTGAAAGGAGCACTTCATGAAGCAAAACTAGGTGTATGATTGTCAAAGGTTTAACAAACCTGCCAGTAATAACAGGAGAAATAAATGACTGAAAACAATGAAGGAGCCACTGTCCCGATGGACACGTTGGCCCGGGTGTACCGCAAGATGCGGACAAAGATTCAGCAGATGACCGCCGTTTATGAGACGGAAGTCGAAGTGCTGAAGGCGCAGCAGGAAGTGGTTAAGACCGCCTTGAAAGACCAGATGCTGGCACTTGGCGTGAAGTCCGTCAACACGGCGGAGGGCACCGTCATCCTCTCAACGAAGACCCGCTACTCGACCCAAGACTGGGACGCGTTCAAGGAGTTCATGAAAGAGAATGATGCCCTCGATCTGTTAGAGAAGCGCATCGCGCAGACCAACATGGCGACCTTCCTGCAGGACAATCCGACCCTCGTACCGCCGGGTCTCAATAGCAATAGCGAGTACGAAATTTCGGTTAGAAAGCCGACCAAGTAATCACATAACCAAAGGAAAATCAAATGAGTAATGTTGCTCTCTTCAACCCCGGCCAAGTGCCGGCCTTCGCTCGCAAAGCCGAGTTGTCTGACATGGCTAAGTCCCTCGCAGGGGGCGGTGGCGGTGGTGGACTTCGCGTCAGCATCAAGGGCGGCGTGTTCCGTCTGGTCAACAACGGCAAAGAGGTGACGGCAATTGATGACCGCCATCTGGACATCGTGCTGGTCAAAGCAGCCCCCAAGGTAGCGCGAGTGTTCTACGCCAAGAGCTACGACTCCGAGAACACGTCGGGGCCAGACTGCTGGTCACCTGATGGCGACACGCCCAGCAACGAGTCCACCAGCAAGCAGGCTTCGCGCTGCTCTGAGTGCCCCAAGAACATAGCTGGCTCAGGTCAAGGTCAGAGTCGCGCATGCCGGTATCAGCAGCGTCTGGCTGTGGTGCTCGAGAACGATATGAGCGGGGGTGTGATGCAGTTGGCGCTGCCGGCTACGTCCATCTTTGGTAAGGCAGTTGAGGACAACCGTCCGCTGCAAGAGTATGCCCGCTGGCTCGTCGCTCAGAACATCAACCCCGAGGCTGTCGTCACCCGCATGCGGTTCGACACCAAGTCAGAGAGCCCCAAGCTGTACTTCAAAGCGCAGCGCTGGCTGTCAGACGACGAGTACGAAACTATCTTGGAGCAAGCGGCTTCCGATGACGCACTCAAGGCCGTCACGATGACCGTGGCGAAGATGGACAACGTAGTGTCGAAGCCCCTCGAGTTGGCCGGCAAGCCCCCCGCCAAGGTTAAGCCCATCCCTGCTCCCGTAGTGGAAGAGGAAGAAGAGGCTCCGCCCCCACCCCCCAAGGCCAAGCCAGCCGCCAAGGCCAAGCCTGCTCCCGCACCCGTAGCGGAAGACGAGCCTGATGAGCCTGTCGTGCGCCAAGAAGCCCCCAAGAAACCCACGGCTCCCGCCAAGGGGACGCTGGCTAGTATGGTCAGCGACTGGGACGACGAGTAGCCCTTTAACCTGCAGGGGCTTCGGCCCCTGCTTTTTGCTATGGCCTACCAACCACACCTAATTGCGCTGATCAAGGCACAGCGCCTGACCCTTGGCGTTCGCCTCGGACGTTGGGCTGTGTTCCTTGATTTGCCCGCTGCCAAGATTGCACTAGCGATAGGCGCTACCCGCCAGTCCGTGTACAACTGGATGAAAGGCGGCGAAGTATTCGTTGCGTACCGCCCTGCGGTTACGCGTGTCATTGAATGTATGCAGTCGTCCAAGACGGCTGAAGAAGCATGGGGGAAGATATGCACGGAATTCGACCTGAGAACTTGAGTGATGCAGAGCTTGTGCGTTACGCATGGCTAACCGGCCCCGCACAACTTACCCCTGATTGGGTTGCGGAGTTGATCAAGCGCCTTGAGCACAAGCTCGACGATCTGAAATAACACAAGGAACGCAATGAAACCGCTTGAGTTTCTAGCGGATGTTCTGCCGTCTCCGGGTCACGGATGGTACTGTGCGGCGGAACTAAGCTCGTCAAAAAAAGAGCACGTGTTTGTTGACGGTGTCGACGCGGTGAAGCCCACGATCAAGCGCTGGCTTGATCGCAAACGCGACATCTACTTTGCACTGGCAACATTCAAAGACAACGTGGGGGGCCGCAAGGCTACCAACGCGGCCTACATCAAGGCCATCTTCATCGACATGGACGGCTACGCATCCAAGAAGGCTGCAGCACTAGCGCTGTCTGAATTTCTGGAGAAGACAGGACTGGACGAGTTCGGCACGCCGCACATCGTCGGCTCTGGTGGGGGCATGCACTGCTACTGGGTACTGACAGCACCCGTGGACATCGCGACATGGAAGCCGATAGCGGAGAACTTCAAACGTCTGTGTAAACAGGAGGGTCTAAATATTGACCAGACGGTCACTGCTGACGCAGCGCGGGTACTGCGCATACCCAGCACGTTTAACTTCAAGAAGAAGTATCCTGAGCCACGCCCGGTTCAGTTCCTTGCGCAGGGCAGCGGGCCGATTGATCTGAAGCGCTTTGGCGCAACGATCCGTGGGCTGTTGACAGCGGCGTTCGCGCCGGCCAGCAATGCGTTCGTGGCAACCAGTGTAGATTTGCCCGGAACCCGGCCAAGCAAAGCACAGACTGCACGGTCTGCTGCAGCAGAAGCCATGATGAACAACAGCGTCACACGGTTCGAGCCTATCTGGATAAAGTCCGAGAAGAGCATGGGGTGCGGGCAGCTTGAGTTCTACATAAAGAACGCGGAGCAAGACGGCATGGAGCCGCTGTGGCGTGGGCTGCTGTCATGGGCCAAGGTATGCGACGACGGGCTGGAGCACTCTACCAAGCTGACCGCGCTGCATCCGTACACCATTGACCGGATGCACCAGAAACTGTCAGAGATCAAGGGGCCGTACCCCTGCATCAAGATGGACAGCGAGAACCCGGGCGTGTGTCCCAAGTGTCCGCACTGGGGTCAGATCACCAACGCACTGGCGCTGGGGCGGGAGGTACGCACTGATAACCGGGAGAAGGAGATAGAGATCCCGCTGCAGGCGGGGGACGACACCACAGTCGACATGGACGCGGAGTACCTACAGGATGACCTGACAGAGGAGTCAGACGAGTCCTCGACACCGCAGAATGTCCGCACTCGAAAAGCAACGCGCCCAACCCCACCACGCAACTTCAGCTATGGGGAACACGGCGGCGTGTTCGTGGATATCAAGGAGAAAGACGCTACCGGCGTGGAGATCAAGACACAGGTATCGGTACTACCGTATGACCTGTTTGTCGTCGACATGCTGCGTATGGATGAAAAGGAGCACTATGCACACTTAATGGCAATCAAGAAGATAGGCCAGACTGGCGAGTCCAAGCTGACCGAGTACACCCCCGTCATCATGCCGAGTAAAGCGGCAGTATCAAAAGAGGAACTAATCAAATGTCTAGCATCACACAACATCTACGCTGCAAGAGGGGCCGTCATGGACGGTCACCTCTATAACTACGTGAGGGCCTGTATCGAGGAGTCCGCGCTGTTGCGCAAAGCGGTGGACGTTCCTATTCAATTTGGCTGGCAGAAGGATCGCTCCTTCGTTTACAACAACCGTGTGTTCCGTCGCGACGGCACAGAGATCCCAGTCCCGATGCCCGGGCTGGAGAACATCAACCGCGGCACCAATAGCAAGGGCACTATCGAAGGCTGGCGCAAGCCGTGGCAGTTGCTGATCGAGAAGAAGATGGACACCATGCTGGCGCTCTGTCTGGACAGCTTCGGCTCTCCGCTCATGCAGTTCTCGGACTACGAGGGCTTTGTCTGGCACATCGGCTCGACGGGCTCCGGCACGGGCAAGTCGCTGACGCTCAGCTTGAAGGCCGGCGTCTGGGGGCATCCCATCCGCTATCGCACAGGTAAGGGAACATCGCCGGTTGCCATGCAGCAACGCGCTGGACTGCTCAACAGCATGCCGCTACTGATCGACGAGATCACTACCAAGACCCGCAACGATACGGAGTGGGCTCCAGCGTTCATCTTCGACATCTCTGAGGGGCAAGGCAAGGAGCGCATGGAGTCGGGTACGAACAAGGAGCGTATCAATAACAGCACGTGGGCGCTAACCTGTACGCTGACATCCAACACGCACATGACCGACATCCTGACGGGTGCTCGAAAGCATTCATCTCACGGTGGGATGATGCGTATGCTGGAGTGGACGCCCTCCAAGGAACTGGAGTTCAGCGAACGTGAGCGCTTGACGCTCAAGGAACTGCGCCGGAACTACGGCGTGGCGGGTGAAGCGTGGGTGCGGTGGCTGGTGCAGAATCAGGAGATTGCCCGGGCAGTGTGGCTGCGGACTCACGAGGAGCTACGTGTATTGCTGGGGTTCACCGATGAAGAGCGGTACTGGCATGCGGCCTGTACGTCGACGGTGGCGGCAGGCATCCTGATCGGCAGCAGCTATGCAAATCTGCTGGACGTACCGATCAAGTCTGTGATCAAAGCGCTCAAAGCTTTGGTGGTAGATGCCCGGATCGCACACGTGAAGTCCGCCCGCAATGCCGAGGATGTGCTGAACACGTTTACCCGTGAGTACTATGGTCGGTTCGTGGTTGTGCGCAAAGACGCCCACAACAAGCTGCTGGCTGAGATGGGGCGCGATGTGACTGGCAAGACCAGCACGCGAAACACGGTGATGGCCCGTATTGAACATGGTACGCGGCACGCTGGGTTCGTCGAGTACTACGTGGAGGAGCAGATACTCAAGCAGCACTGCGCGTCAATGAGCTTCGGGTTCTCGGATTTCCGACGACAGCTTGAGGCTATGTCTGAGGAGGGGTACAACGTGCGCTTCGGCATCAAGAAGGATATGCTGGCGTACACCGACGGCCCGTCACTCAGGGTGAATGTGATGCACATCAGCATTCCGAAAGACCGCTACGATGGCATGGAAGATAGCCTTCCCTTGGGAGAAGCTTGAACCGGGGCAGGGGTTTTTTGTCCCCTGCCTTGATACGACCCGCGTGCTTGAGGCGGGGCTACGTGACGCTCTCTCCTGTCGCATAAACGCTACGGCCACTCCGGGTATTCGGAGTGGCCTGATTGGAGTTTGGTTCAGTCGACTGACTTCGCCTCTTCCGTCGCCTTGCGCACCGTCTCCGCAAGGCGAATCTTCATCTGACGGGTGTCATCCAGCTTAGTGCGTTTTTCTTCGCCGCTTAGGTTAGATGCCCGGATGGCGTTTTCAAACTTGGTGATCTGCTGCATGTTCGAGATGAAGTAATCCGCTACGCCGGCCTGTGCAAACTCTTCGCTACGCTTGCTAATCAGTTCCTTGGCTTCCGCAACCCGCCCTTCGGACATCATGCGGTCAACGGTGGTCTTAACTTTCTTGGCATCATCCATGCGCTCGTACACAGCGTTGATGATGCCGCCGGCATCGTTGGGCTGAAACGAACTACCAATCACCGGCATATCCGACAAACGCTTCACAGTCTTCTCCGGGGACTCCCCGGCAGGCACGCCCATACTGAGCGCCTGCATGAGTGCCAGCCCCATCGTGCCGGTGTAGCCGCTTACCAGCGCCTCGATCTTGATCGGTGACAGCCCGAGCCCAGAGCCCATCATCTTGGCAATCTCGCTGGTGCCCTCGCGGAACTGCTGCTCAGGAAGCACCGCCTGCTCACGCCTAGAAAGAATATC